TTACTTGGAAAGTTTTTTCACAGCCAGCGCGCCCAGGGAGATCATCCCCGCCGCCACGGCAAGGCCCATCAGGTCGGGGGCGCCGGTGGTCGGGTTGTTCTTGTCCCCGGAAGGGGCGTTCGGCTTGGAGCTGCCACCGGAGGAGCCGTTCGAGGAGCCTGAGCCGGGTTTAATCAGGTTCTGGTCCTCGGACACGACGCCTTCCTGCAGCGGCATGTCGGCCAGGATAAACATGGCCAGCTGGTTGGTGCTGAAGGTGTAAGCGCCCGCATCCTCGTCGTACTCGGCGCCCGGCACCTTGGTCAGCTTGCCGCCCGCGTACTGGTAGAGGTAGCTCCCGGAATCGGCGCCCAGGGTCACCTCGACGCTGTTACTGAACTTCGGGGCGGACGGGAAGGTGTAATACGTGAGCTCATGCTTGGAGAACATATAGTCGATGGACTTGTTGCCCTCGTCGCTCAGGCGCAGGTTATAGGAGCCCTTGACGGTCTTGTCGAACTTCAGGTGCATGTCCCGCCCGACATAGATATCCACGTCCCTGGCGCCCTCGCCGAAGTCGTAGAACGCGCCCTTGGTGTTGACGTAGCGTCCGCCGTCCTCAACCTGCTGGATCTTGTCGTAGGAAACTGTGCCGGTGATCGAGAAATCCTTGGCGACGACGTCCTTGGTGTTGCGGTCGAGCACCTCGATCTCCACCTCGTACTCCTTTTCCTCCATCACGTCCTCTTTGATGGTCGGACGCAGCACGACGGATTTCTTGCCTTTGGAATACTCGGCGGCGACGTACTTGCCGCCCTCGCGCACCGCGACGTCCACGGTGTAATAATTGGCGTTCGCACCCAGGTCGAAGGAGAGGGAAACGCTGCCCTCGGTCCCCCTAAGATCCTGCTCGGCGGTCTTCGAGCCGCCGGCAAAGCCAACCACGGTGTCTTTGAGTTTATTGTCCTCGCCATTGACCGGCGCCGCAAAGGCGGTCGCTCCAATGCCGAGCATCATCGATGTCGCAAGCAGTGCAGCCATCAGTTTTTTCATTTCGGTTCCTCCTAAGGTTTTCATCATACAAAAGGATGCCATTCTCTTTGCTGTCCCATGTTGCGACTCCGGTCTCTCCGGAACAATTGCAATTATACGGGCAATGTCGATAAAAGTCAATACTATTTTGTAATCTAATTGTTACCAATTGTAATTTAAGTGAATAATTTTAAATTTTTTCGATGTAAATTGATCTTACGAATACGATTTTTGTAGCCGATCAAAATATTTGTCAAAAAAAATCAAGATAGTTGTCAAAAGATTTTCTCGAAAAGAAGGATGAAGGGCACGGCTTTCCGTGCCCTTTTTTGCACCCTATTTTTCTTCTTCGAGAGCAACCAAATACTCGGCCACCGGGACCTGATATTCCTCGGGAATTTCCTCGATGGTCTTGCGGGGCGGATCGGTGCGAATCAGCACCGCATACGCCTGAACAAGGTAATTTTTGATCTTAGCCATTATTTACACCCCCTCCCTCGATCTGTTTTTCCAAGGCGGACAGTCGCGCGTCAAATGCAAGGAGCTCCTCGCCGATTTCGGCGATCGCCTCCCATAGGTCACCCTGGACGTTGAGCTGCCGCTGCTCGGCCTCCTCGGCTATATCAGAAAGCGGCTTTTGCATAAAAAATTTAATCATTATTCAAATGCACCTCCGAATCCGTTGACCGAAATTTCCCCTTCAAATCCATCATTTTTGTCAATGGTAAATCGCACGTTGATCCCCCATTGCTCTGCCGTCTTGGTGGTGTTGATGAAATTAAAATGACGGTTGACCAATACCTGAGCGGTGATGTCCTCCCAGGTTGGGGCCTCGTCGAACGCGTTGTTGCACGCCTCTACTGTTGCGGTACCCCCGGCGATCGACCAGATCGGGGAGATTAAAATCTTTTTGGGCTGTGCGTCCGCCGCGATCGGGGCCGCCAGGGTGAAGAGGATGGAGGTCTCATTTTTAGAAAACTGGAAGAGCCGCACAGATTTTGCACCCTTGGCGTCCACCGCCTCGACCTTGAGGGTATGCTGGCCGTTGGGGAGTATCCGCCAATTTTCCATGGGGAGGGTTATGGTGTTGGTCTCCCCGTGGACCGCCTCAAAGGTGCGGATCGTGGCGTCATCGACCAGCTCGGTCACGGTGACCACATCGCCCTCGACGTCGGATATGATGTAGTCGCGGAAGAAGGGCTCCTCCACCGTCCCCAGGGTTTCGTCTTCTCCCGAGATCGTCGGGGCCGCATTGACGCGGGTAAAAGTATAGTTGCGATAGGCGACGCCGCCATTAGGGTCCTGTGCCTGGATGGTGACCGTATTTTGAGAATCGAGGTCCAGCGCATAGACTTGAGCGTCTGATAGCTCCAGGGTGATGTCCGTGTTTTTGGGTGCGTTGTTGATGGTTTGGAGGACTGTGCCGTTGAGCTTCTCGGTGACGGTCAAGGCGTCATTGTCCGCGTCCGCTACCCGGTAAGTTAGTACAAATCCCTTGTTTTTGCTGCCGAGGTTTTGGTCGCTGCCACTGATCGTGGGTGCGGCATTAACCCGCGTAAAGGTATAGGTGCGGGTGGCCGTGCCGCCCTTGCCGTCGCTGACCGTGATGGTGACGGTATGCGCCCCCAGCGTCACGCCGGTGATGGTGATCGGGATTGTGTAGGTCAGATTGCGGGTGGCGTTGTTGATGGTGCGGATTGTGGTGCTATCACGCTTTTCCGTGATGGTCAAGGCGTCGGATGTATTAACATCATTAACAGAATATGTAATGTTGAAATTGGCGTTTTTATTGCCGAGGTTTTGATTGCTGCCACTGATCGTCGGGGAGGTGTTGGTGGTCACAGACCCATCATCATTGACCCAAAGGGTAGACGGCAACAAAAAAGTGGGTACTACCCCGTAAGAAGCAGACGAACTTCCAACGTCACGTGATTCATAGTATCCAACATCTGTTATAGTAAATGTGTATCTATTGTGATCATTAGCATTGCTTCTGGTCCAGTATTCGGCGGCCTTGCCATTGTATCGCACAATCCGGTTTGCCTGTGTATTGTAATAAGGGATTTTGGTACCCTCTACGTTAAAGGCCAAAGTGCGATCATTATTAAGGCATAACTCGTAAGCAGAAAGTAAAAATACTTTTCTGGCGATTGTTTGCACATTGTAGTCTTCGCCATACATGTGGCCTCCAGGCGTGTACTGTATATTAACAGATGGGATGAGTGATCTTATATCAGATGGTATTAAATTAAGAAAAGTACTATTTAGCCAGTCGTCGATACCATTATCAGTATAATTGTTATATCCGCGCACACCCCAGCCCTGGTTATTGTAAATACTTTGCCTGCGTACTAACGTATATCCAGACCGCAAATAGTTTTGTGCTGGGACAACGTAATTTTGATATACCCCGTTTTCTTTAATCTTAACGATTGTTCCCGCTGACTTTTTCCCTAGCTGTACTGCTGCCATCTATCTCACCCCTTACGCATAGACCCGTTTCATGGTCTGATCGAAAATGCCTTTTTGTATATCCAGGCTGTCCAGCCCGTCGAAGGAAACCACAAAGACGTTGTTGGTCATGTTGTTGAGCGCCGCGTCCTTGAGGGTCTGCAAGTCGGTGCGCATGGAGGCCAGCTCCTGGCAATGGCCGATCACCTCGTTGGTGACATCCTCGACCCCGTGCTCGATGTTGTTTAGCCGCCGCTGATTGATCGGCGTCCCCTGCTGGATGATCGCGCCGGTGATGATGTCCACAAGGTGATCGATCCATTCGGTGCGCTCATATGGCTGCAAACTACAATTGCTCAAGCTGCTCGACCTCCTTCTCCACATACTTATAATAGAAAGCAAAGTACAAGGCTTTTTCCTCCGGCTTCTCGAATACTTCCTCGCTGCGGGCCAGGATGTTGCCGCCCTCATCGAGCAGCTCGACGTTGCCGATCTGGCCGGTGGCCAAGTCGTCGAAGCAGACAAAGATCACGGCGGTGTCGCCGGACACATCCTTGCGAAAGATCGGGGCCGTCTTCTGTACCCCGTCCTGGGTGTAGTTGGCCGAGACCACGCAATCGGCAAAAAGCCGGGCGTGCTTATTTAGTCCCGTTACGGTCAAAGTTTTCATCGTTCTACTCCTTCCTGCTGGGCTCCGCTAAAGCTGCGGATGTCCTGCGTGTCTATGTATGCCCTGCCGATCGCCAGGTCCTCCCGGGTGTAGGTCTCCCCGCTGGCTCGGACGGTGGCCGCCTGGGGCTGCTCCACGAGCCCCGAGGTATATAGTCCGTTGAGCTCGACGCCACAGGCATAGAGCCGTCCCACCGCCGCATAATCCGGCCAGACGCCGCAATTGATCGTATTGCAAAGCGGGTAGTAGGACATCCCGGTGCGCACAAAAGTGCGAATTTCCAGCTGGTTTCCATCCAGCGATCCATATGCCGGTTTGGAGCTGGCCTGCTTGACCTTGCGCACCTCGGCGTCGATCAGTGACAGGTCCTTGACCCCCTCGCCCGAGCCGCGCAGGAGGACGATAAACTCGGCCCAGCGGTCACGGTCAAACCGGCGCATGGGGATGATCTGGGAATACTCATAGCCCAGCGCCGCCAGCGCCAGCAGTATTCCCGGGATCGTCCCGGCCTTCTCGGCAATGACCGCCTTCATGGAAAGCCGGGTCCGGTAGCCCTTTTCCGTCTCCCCGTTGAGCCGCTGCATGTCCCGGTCCTTGCCGTGCTCGGGGAGGAGCCCCTCGCTGGCGCTGATGACATTTAGCTCCTCGCGGGCCCGCAGCAGGTCTTGCTTGCCGTCGTCAAACAGCTTGCCGATGACCGCAAAAAAGACATTAAACTGGTTTGCCAGCTTGCGCCCCTTTCGCAACGGAGTGAAGAGGAGGGAATACATATAATCGGCAAATTTGTCAAAAGCCATGCTATCCCACCTTTTGCACGGTCACGGTGATCTCGCCGGGGATGATCACCTTGTCACTATCCAGGGACAGGTCCGTGGCCGGGGTGGTCACCTTGACGTTTCTGATCTCATCCAGCCGCCCTTTGAGGGTATAGATGATGTCGGCATGGGTCAGCTCGTTTAAAGCCCGGCCCCGCCTGATCTGCATAAGCTCGGTGATCACCGAGGCCGCCTTACCCTCGAGGCCCTCGGCGTAGAGGGAGATGGGGACCGTGACGGTGACCGCGACATCCTGCTGCACCGTAACCGAGCTCTTGACCAGGATGTCGTCATAGGGCCCGGCAATCGAGGCGGCAGCCTCGCGTACATCCTCGAGCAGCCCCTCGGTGGCCTCCCCTGCCGTACCGGTGACCACAATGTCGATCGTCCCCTGGCCGCGCGGGTGCAGGTCGTGGACCGTCACAAACAGGACGCCGGGAACCCCCTCGCACACATTTTGATACTTGGCCGCGATCGCCTGGGTGGAGAGCTCGGACCAGGCGCGCAGCGTTCGCTCGCGCAGTCCCTCGTCTTCCTCCACGTCCGCGCCCTCCCGGATGATCCATCCGTCCGGGTTGGTGACCTCATCGATCCCCTCGATGTGTGTCAGGCTGCGGGATATTTGCCCGGTGGGCACGTTGTAGCGCGCCCCCTCTTTTTCCGCCTCGACGACCACGTTGACCGCCAGGGCGTCCTTTTGCAGGGTGGTGGTCTCCAGCACAAAGTAGCGCAGCTCGTCGCCGTTGATGTCCTTGATCGTCTTAACTATCTGGCCCTTGCCGATCTTAACAGCCTCCCCGGGCTGTTTCCGGCTGACCGTGACATAGCCCTGGGTCTTGACCGCCGCCTTGCGGCGCTTGGAATAGTCCGCCGATTTAAGCTCCAGCCATGCGCCGTTGGCATGGGATACAAAACCCCCGCCTACGATGGTGCGGGCGAGCTGTGCCAGCTCGATCCTCATTTTGCAGGCGATCATCAGGAGATGATAAAAGACGCCGCCCGAATTAAAATTTGTGATGGCAAAGCCCTGCTCCTGGAGCTCGGCCACCCTTTGATCCCGCAGCTCCTCGAGCTCGGGGACCGGGAGAATTTCGTCTAAAATCTTGCTGTCAATCAAGCGTTACCACCTCCACGTTGACACGGTCCAAACCGACCGTGATTGATTGCTTTGTGCCCTGGACCTCGAAGGTCACGTCCAGAATCAGCAGATCGTTGTCAAGCCTAATCTGGATGTCGATCGACCCCGGCGTGATCTCCTCTCTGCGCCCGAGCTTTTCGCGGACCCGCTCGGTGATCTCCAGGCGGGTCAGCTCGTCGTCCTCGCTCTTCAAGAATTCGAGCAGACCCCAGCCCCAATCGGGGTCATAAAACAGCTCGCCCGGCTGGGTGATCGCCTCGAGGCGGATGTCCTGGACAAAGCAGTCCAGATCTGAGCAGAGCGGTGCGTCCCCGTTGGCCGCCTGGGTAAGCTGCCAGGTCTCGGACAGCTTAACGTCGGTGTCATGCAGCCCTGCCATCTTAACCTCCATTCCCTGTCGGGCGTGCCGCCCGGCAGACCTTGATAAAAAAGCGGCGCTTTCGCGAAGCGAAATTCGGTTCCCGATGAACCGAAAGCCGGTTTTTAACATGCGTGAAAGATACTTTCACGCTATCATCTCCCCGACAATACAGGGGCGCAGCTCGCCATAGAGGAGTACCACCGCAGCCGTGCCGCCGACACCGATCTGCACCTTGGAGCGCACCCCCGGAATTTCGGGAAACTCCTCATCGATCTCTCCGTCCCGGGTCAGCATTTTAAGGCTGTACTCGTACCAAGGACCGTCGATCTTGGCCTCAAAGACCTTGCCCTCGGTCTTGTTGGTGACGGTCAGATCGTCGTAGCTGTAGCTTCCCAGCCTGGCGGCTGCGGTCACCCGAGCCGTCTTAATGCAGGACGTCAGCAGGTGCGGAAAATCCTCCTGCAAAGTCTTTTTAATCTTGGACGCGATCATCTCCTCGACCATTGGGATACCTCCTAAAAGTAAACGTGTGTGCGGATAAAGCCTCGTTCGTTGGTCTCAAAATAAACCTTTTTAACCTCATATTGCCCGTTCACCTGGGGATGGATCACGTTGATCTTTTGGGAGTGCTTGATCTGCGGGAGCGAGACGGTCACCAGCTCCCACACCCCCAGCGGGCGATCGAGGGATATAATGTTTTTGGCGTACTCGAATGTATAGATCAGGTCCTGATCCGGACGCTCCCCCCAATAGAAAATATCGTCCTGGAAGAAAAACCGTTTGTTGATCCGCCAGAGGCTGTGCACCTCTTTGATCATGGCGATCACGTTTTTGCGGTAGATCGCCACCGTCTTTTTTTGCGGTAAAAGATCGCCGGACAGCTTGTAGCCGGTGACCCCGGCCTGTGCCAGGCCATAGGCTATGATCTCCTGGGGGGTGGCGTCCAAAAAAGTATTTGTGATGTAGGTGTCCTCGAGCCGGGTCATACGATCCTTGAGGACGATCTCGTTGACGTAGCCGCCCCCGTCATAGGGCCGGGAGACAAACCCGGAAAACACCGGCCATAGCTGGCCGCCATAGCCGAGATATATCCCGCCTTGGGCTTTCTCCGGTACGCTGATCTTTGGTTTAAACTCCGGCGTAAATCGGATTTTGGCCCAGGCAAAATAGGCGTCCTGGCTGGCAAAGCCTTCGATCTCCACGCCCTTGCTAAAAGTGTATGGCCCGGCCACCGCCCGAATCTCGGGGTAAAACAGTTCCCATGATTCCATTTATGATCTTTCCTTTCCCGGAAATTGGTGGCGTGGCGGTCACACGACCGCCATTCGGCTATGCCGAATAGCCACCAATTCCATGAGTTTGAAAGATTTATCTTTCAAACTTCCTCCTCAATATGGCATGTCTTTCAGGGTTTCCAAAAACTTGGCGGCGCTGGCCGTGTCGTTGGCCGGTGATCCCTGGGGCAGCTCGGGGGCCGCGCCCCGGGCCGCCATGTACTCCTCATAGGTCATGGGATCGCCGTTAAAGTTGTAAAGCTTCCCGCCCTCGGCGGGCTGGGGACCCAGGGAATAGAAATCAAACAGCTCCTCCTGCTCTGCCGGAAGCGGTCCGGCGTCGGTGATCGTGCCGGTGGCCTTTTGTGCTGTGATGGTGATCGCCGTGTACTCCAAAAATTCCAGGGTGGCGACGATCTGCTCCTTTTTGGTCTCGGCCTTGTGGCGCAGGGCTTTAAAGATAACCTTTTTTAATCCCCGCGCCGCCGTGTGCTCGTTGACGATCTCATAGACCTCGGGCTTTTCCTGGCCGGGGGCCCGGAATCGGTTTTGAATGATCTCCAGCTTTTCCATCGCCGTCTTGTCCGGGCCGTCGATCAGGATCAGCTCAAGGGTGATCTTGCCGTCCTCGTAGCCGGTGGCCTGCTTGGGCTTTTTGGTCTGGCCCTCGACCTCCTGCTCGTCGATGATCGCCTCGCCGCTGATCTCCAGGCTTTTGATCAGGCCGGGGAGGACAACCCCTCCAACCTTGATCGACTTGTCATCTACAAATATCATGCGGGCTGTCCCTCCCCTCCTGAGACATCCAGGTTGTTGCTGTTGGCGTAGTCCTCGATCTCCCGCAGGAGCTTTAAGAGCATAGGCAGCTCCTTGATCTTGGAGAAGTCCACCATCAGCTTTAAGGTCTGGATGACGACGCCCTTGTCCTCGACGTCTTTTTCGGTGGTCTTGGTGACGGTCTCCCGGACCAGGTCCTTGATGACCTCCACCCGCTGCTGCGGGGCCCGGGTATCGCGGATGTCCACGCCCTCGGCCTGATCCTCCCCAAAACCAAATAGGGAGGCCAGCTTTGCCATGGGCCCGGTCGCCGCCTTGGCGGGCAGGTCCGCCGCCGAGGTGATCCCCCCGGCATAGGTGGACATGGTCCGCTGACCGGACAGGGTCAAGGTGGACAGCGGACCCTCTCGTGCGTCCGAAAACGGAAGGAGCTGCCGCACCCTATTGAGTCCCCGCTTAATAACCGCATAGGGCTTGGCAATCGCGCTTTTGATCCCGGATACAAAGGTATCGATGATCTTGCGGCCCGCTTCCCGGAACCATTCCGGGACCCCGGCCAGGAAATCCTTGATCGATTGGATGCCGGACACAAATTTATCCCGGATACCCGAGAGCCGTCCGCCGGTCATACTATCAAGCCGGTTAAAGAGGTCCTCCTGGATGGAGTGGACCCCCTCCATGGCCGCCGCCATGGCTCCCTTGATTCCTCCGCCGTGCTCCTCATATACCTGCTGCATTTCGGACAGCTTGGTGGCCGCGTACTGCTTGGCTCCCTCCATGGCGGTGGAGACCGATTCTTTGAGGCTCCCCATTTTTTCGGTAAATTTGTTTTTGACCTCGGTCAGCTTGCCGCCCGTCAGCTTATCCAAAAATGTATAGCCCATCGTATAGTAGGACTTGACGCCCTCCAGCGCGGCATAAGCCGCGCCCTTGATCCCGCCGCCGTGCTCGTCGTAAGCTTTTTTGATGTTGCCGAGCTTCTCGGCGACCGTGTCTTTGACCGCCGTCAACGCCGATCCGATCCCCTTGCCGATCGACCGGAAGACATCCAAAACCTTCTGGACGCCCTCCCGGAACCAGTCAAATTTTTTATAACAAAAGATAAAGGCTGCCGCCAGAGCGATGATCCCAATCACTACCCAGGTGATTGGATTGGCAAGCAGGGCCGACGTGAAGGACCAGACCGAAGCGATCAGTCCAGGCAGGGCGGTGGCCGCCGCATGGATCGCGGTCTTGGCAAAACCAGCGACTCCCCGCCCCACGCTCTTGACCGCCGAGACCGCTGTTGACCCAGCGCCCTTGATCAGGGTAAATCCCTTTTTGATCCCGTCCCCCGCGTACATCGCCATAATCTGGACATTTTCGAGCATGCCGGGAATTTTCTGGAGCTTGTTGACAAAGCCCACGGCAAAGCTCGCAGTTCTCGTGAAGATTAATCCTACTCCGCCAAAAACCATGAGAAAAGTCCCGGCCACAGCCATGACGCCGCCTAAACCAAGGACAACGAGCATAATGACCTTGACCAGCTCCTGGTGCTCCTCGGCCCATGCGCCAAAGCTCTGCGCCGCCTCACTGATCTTGCCGATGACCTGATTGACAGTGGGCAACACGCTGCCACCCAGCGTCTCCTTGATGTTTTGTAGCTGCTGCTGGAATATCTGGTATTGATCCGGCTCCATGCTGTTGATCGCCTGGGCCATCCCGGTGGCCGTGCCGATCCCACCGCCCATTGCGTCATACAAGGATAGGATATTGCTTTGCAGGTCCCCGGTCTTGCTGTACATCAAATCGATCAAGGCCACGGCCTCAGTGTCGCCAAAGGCTTTTTGCAGCTCCATTTTTTCGGCGGCGTCCATCGTCTCGCCGAATTTTCCGCGCAGCAGCGTCAGGATTTCCGGCATGGACAGCAATTGATTGTTGGTGTCCAAAAAGCTCAGGCCCAGCTCCTTGCCGCCCTTGGCGGCGGAGCGAAGAAAGGCTTTGTACTTGGTGCCCGCCTCGCTGCCGCCCATGGTGGCTTGCAGCATACCCAAGACAGACAGCTGCTCCTCGAGGGGCACCTGCGCGGTGGTGGCCGAGCCGCCGAGCGTCTGGATCGCCTGGGCCATCCCCGAACCCGTCGTTTTAAACTGCTGGACCGACTTGGCGATCCCGGCAGAAAACATTTCCCCGAATTGCATGTCGGAGAGATCACTGTAAAAGTCCTTGTAAATGCCGTAGCCGGTGGCAAACAAGTTGGTCATCTCAGCGATCGAGGACTTGGTTGCCTTGGCCGTAATGCCCGACAGCTCGGTGTAGCCCGCCACCCCGGCGTCAGTCAGGGAGGCGATACCGCTTTTAATATCATAGGCAGCGGCAATAAACTCAGCCTTGGTGGTCCCGGCCCAGGTGCTGGAAAAGTTTTTAGCAGCCTGCTCGACCACGCCCAGGTCTTTGACCCCCAGCGAGGACAGCTCGCCGATCGCGCGCCGGGTTGCAAAGGTTGCCTCCACCGGAGCCAAAACCGCACCGGCGATCTGTGACCCCGCCGTAGCCATTGCCGCACCGGCCTTGGTCATGTTACCAAAAAAGTTAGTGGTACGGTTGATTTTTGACATCTGTGCCCCGACGCTCGTTCCGATTTTTGCGACCGGACCGGTCAGGTTGTCAACCATGTTCATGATCAGTGACAGCTTAAAAACAGATTCAAGACCCACTTTAAAACCTCCTTTCTTTGTGATATACTGGAATTGCGAGGAGGTGCTGATATGTTTGTTGGTATAATGTTTGTTTTAAAAGTTTTGATGTTTACTTTTTGCCTCGGCGTCTCGCTTTGCATTATCGTATATGTACCGTTGATGATCTATGTCGTCCCCTATGGGATATGGTTAGGTGGGTCAAAGGCCAAACGCCAATACCCACATCTTGCAAACTGTAAATCGTTTTGGCTGACCGTAAGGCGCGCCACCAAACTGTATAAGTCCTGGATCACCCACAAGGACCCGACCTTTTAGGCCGGTCCTTTTTTTATGTCTCCCCGTCTGAAAATGCCCGGGCGATCCCCTGCGCGACGATCTGCTCCTCGATCTCCTCGAGGCAGCGTGCCCTGGAAAGCAAACGGATAAAGTCGTCCAGCTCCAGCTCCATCGGATCGCCGACCCGCTCCAGGAGCGGGAGAGGCACAAAGCGGTAAATCTCGAGCAGCCCGGCCTCGACAAAGTTGCTTTGTACCTCCCCGATCGCCTCTCCTAGAGCATCTTTAAATTTGTCGAAGTCGTGAGCCCGAGCATAGCCAGCAGCTTTTGGCCGACGTCAAGCGTCAGGGCGGGGTACTCCTCCAGGTCACGCTCGAGTTTTTCCCGGCTCTCGGCGAGCACATTGTCAAAGACAAAGTCCCGCAGCGCCTTGGTCATACTCTTGGACATCATTTTGACGTACCGGTCATAGCTGGCCGTGTTGGGCCGTTTAAAGTAGTAGGTCATCTCGAGCTGGGTCTCGTCGTCCGGCTCGATGATCGCCTCCACCCGATACACCTTGCCGTACTTTGCCCTGAGCTCCTCTTCGAGGCTCTCAAACTCGAATCTCTGCGACTCGGTCTCGGGGATATATGCGCTCTCAAACACTACGCTTTCCATAAATAATCCTCCTTAGTTATTGTCAAATATCCTGACGATCAGCGTCCGGAAATGGGCTTGACGCCGTCCCGATCGATCCCGTGGATGATCAGCAGGTCCAGCTCGACGGCCAGGCTTTTGTCCCCCTGGCTGGCCTTATTGCTGGTCTTGGTGATGGTCACACTGTTCAGCACGTCGGTCCGGGTGCGGTCCCCATCGTTGGCATAGGAAACCGTCATTTTGGGAAAGATCAGGTCATAAATCCCCTTGCCGCTGCGCTTGCAGTAGTCCAGCACCTCGTCAAAGTCGTCGCGCAGCATGGTCAGCTTGCCCTCCGACTTGTAGTTGCCGGTGCCGTACCCACGGGGACGACGCCCGAATCCGTACACGGATTCTTTTTCCAGCTCGTCGTCGTAGCTGACCTCGGTGGCCTGGAGATTGAGGCCGGGGATTCTGACGTCCACGTCGCCCCAATCGTAGCTTTTGCCGTTGACTTTTAACATTCGTATCCCTCCCTTTACGCTGTGGTCGAGAGATTGGCCCGGCCAAGGTCGATCTCAATCTCGTGGATGTAGCCTCTGGAGATATACCGGATGATCACCCGCATCTTTCCCGTCATGATGATGTCCTGCCCCTCGGGAACAACGATCTCAAAATCGGAAATCTCCTGGTTTCTGACCATCTCGTCCAGCGGGGCCTCGAGATAACGAGCCCGGCGCTCAAGCTCTCCCTGGGTGTCGGTGACGTCGATGTCGTCCTTCAACAGCGGCAGCGCCGCCTTGCGCACCTCCCGGATGATCTTGTGCAGCACCCGGGTGTCCTCAGCGTACCGGTAGTCCGACCCGTCCGGGCACATCATCCGGGCATTGGTGACAAAGTAGTCGTCCAGCCCGTCATATTCCCGGAAAGTCAGAAAGTCCGCCGCGTCCAGCAGCTCGACATACTCCTCGATCCCACGCGGGCGCAGCTCAGCCATCTTGGCCTTTTTGATCCCCATGCCCGCGGTATCGCGGGTGCGCCCGATCGACTGCTGCACGTTGGTCTTGGCGTACAGCCCGCAGACGATTCCGGCGCAGTTTTGCTCCCGGGTGGTCCCGTCCAGCTTGGTGTACAGGGCGCGGGCCGCCACCACCTGGATCGCCCGGTTTTTGACCTGCTTGCGGGCCGCCTCCAGACGCAGCGCGTAATCCTCGACCTTCTCCCCCTCATTGGGGACAAACGCCTCCAGTACAAACATCAGGGGCTTGTGGTAGTCCGCCTCCAGCTCCACCTGTGCGGCGGACACCGCCGCCCACATCTCTGCCGAAGATTCTCCGATGATGTGCACAAACTCATAGAGCTCGGAAAAAGTCTTGAGCTTGTCGATCGCGGCCAGCGCGTCGGCGCTGGACATCTGCGGCGCGGTAGTTGCAAAAGAGAAACTGTCGTCCAGCAGGAAGGACGGCGCGGCGTCCGAGCTGTCTGCAGCTTCGGTGAAGGTGACGGTCAGTCCCGTCCCGGCGATCTCGTACTTGCCCGCGACCGGCACGGTGATGTCATCGCTAAACGAGTAGCCTCCGTCGATCGAGTAGACAAAAAGGGCGGTGTTGAGGTTGCCCTTTCCGGTGATCTTGATGATCACGCCATAGGCGTTGTTGGGGCTCCCCTCGACCGTCAGGGTCCCTCCATCCGCACGGGAGGCTTTGATCTCGCCGACTGTCCCGGCCACCGAGGCGGCCATTGGCAGACAGTAAATCCGGTTGGCGCCGTTCTCCACTGCATCCATCACCGAATCGGCCAGGGGGCTCAGCCCCAGGCGCTCCCGAATTTTGGACACGCCCATATTGCCGGTGATGATGACCGGGCCGTCCGAGACCACCGGCGACGCGCCAACGTCCACAAAGATGCCGGTCCCCTTTTCCGTCGCAAAGCCGAGCAGGCCGTCGCTGACTTTGGTTACTACATCTCTTAACATTTTTGTTTCCCTCCGATCGGGGCGCTGCCGAATCTCTTGACCGCCGCCTCATACTCCGCCTGGGTGACCATTTTGCCCGGTCCCCAGCTCTCGGCGGCGCAGGCGCCATAGTGCAGCGCGACGCTCGTGCCGGTGATCCCGCGCAGCTCCTCGATGGTCCGCTGTATATTTTTCGGCTCGGGCTGTGATACCGCCGCCTGAGCCGCTGTCCCTGTTTTTGCCATCTGTTACTCCTTTCCCGGCACCGACCGCTCGACCTGGATGTCCAAGCCGAGCTTGTCAGCGTCGTATAGCTTGGTGTCGCGGTAGACCCCGCCCACAAATTTAATCGTTACCTGTACTGCGATCTTGGCTTTGAGGATGCTGTCGTCCTGATCGACCCAATCGGCCTCCTCGACCTCGAGATAAACATAATTGCCGTCAATATATAAGCCGCGATCGAGGAGGGAAATGAAACGCTCGACGATCTCTTCGGCCTTTTCCTGCTCGTACTCGCCGATCACTACGTCGAAGGTAAGCTCCCGGTCGAAGACCTTGCGCCGTCTTTGCTGATCGCCACTCTCTGTCTGGTATCTGCGTTTCTGGCCGCTTCTGGCGTAGGTCTCACTCTCAAACAGGACCGCCCCGATATGGCTATCCTGACTTGTTCTTAATCTTTTTTGACTGGTGACAACTGGCGGTCTGACCCCTGCCTCCGTCAGCTTGTCGATCAGATATTGCCGACACTGTAAAAACATCCTTAATCCTCCCTCAGGGCGTCCTCCACGGTGCCCTTGATCTCCTGCATGTCTTCCTCACTCAGGCCCAAAAACGGGCGAGCGGGAATCTTTACCGCGATCTTGACCTGCTGCTTGCGCATCCAGCGCCCCTTATACCGAAAGACCAGTCCCTTGGACGTCTTGGCCCGGATGGTGATCCTGCGGCCTTTCTCGCCCTGTTGATGTGTGGCGGCGTAAATCAGGTTGGTCCCGACCGCAAAGCCCGAGGCGTCCGACTTGGACTTGATCGAGTTGCGCAGCCGGCCCTTGTCACTTAACGTGACGCCGCCCTCCCGCTGGGCCCGGATCGACGGCTTCCACCGCTTGCCCTGGGGGTCCGTCTGCTTTTTAAACCGCTCGACGGTGGAGGTACGCACCGCCTCGGCCATGGCGGCACTGACCGCCTTTTTGTCCAAATACGCAAACTGGTTGATCCGGCGCAGCAGGCCCTTGACGTCGCCCTCCAGGCGGATACTGCTCCCCAATTTAATCAACTCCTTTTCGGATGTTTTGTGCTGGTTTCGCTCTGCGAAATTGTCGCGGCAGCGGCAAAAGCACGAAACTCCAAGTTTGAAAGCCTGCTTTCAAACTACATCCCTCGCAAACTGTCGCGGGTAAATAGCCGCTGGTTCGAGCGGACCGCAAATCCCGTATTTGCGGCCTTGGTCGTGTCCACCGTCCCCAGGCTGACCTTGCCCTCGGCGACGAGGGTCAAAAACTTAACTGCCGCGTTATATCGGTTCAGATAGTTTTTCTGTTCGCTCCCCTCGTCGATCCCAAGCCGGGAAAACAAGTTATACACCGCGATATCCTTGGCAAATTTGTTGATGACCTTGGGGGCGGGGTCCAGGGGGACGGGATACCGTTTGGCCAGGTATCCGTCGATCTCCCCGTCCGCGTCTGCGATCGCCTCCTCGATGATCGGGGTGACGAGCTCCTCGCGCTCGATCGGGTCGTCTATGTAGGTGTCCCCGATCAGGGCGTTTAAGGCGTCGTCCTTGATCATCTCCCGGACCTCGTCCTTGGTGCAGTATGCCATAATTAAATCCTCCAATTTAGCAAAAGCAGCGCGCCCGCGAAGCGGGATGCACCTCTTGCTTTGAGGTGCAAGCTGCTTTTCAGAGGGCGTGTCTTGTCACGCCCTTCTCCCCTTACGGTCTACCGCTGATTATGATCTTTACGCCTTGCTGCCGTCGCTGCCATAGGCCATCTGCCAAAAGCCAAAGCCCGCGTTGCCACGGCTGTCCACGCCGTAAAGGTAGTTGCCCCCGAAAAAGACGTTGTCGTCCGTCTCGTTGGTCTTTGACACAAAGGTTGCCTTTTTGCGGTCCTGGTAGATCAGGGGCTTTAACGGTTTGTTGGTCGCCAGCAGATACCAGGCGGCATCATTCCCGGCCAGCTCGGTGACGACCAGCAGCTCGGCGGTGCCTTTGAGGGTGTTGGTGGTGCCGTCGATCTGATCGGCCAGCAGGATTTTGCGGGCCATCGATTCCAGTGCGGGCGGCACGACCAAGAGATTCGGGACAATATTTAAGGCTTTGCCCTTGCTGTTGGTCAGCGACATCATGGATGCGCGGGCCGCCGCATAGCTATCAGGAGACAGCTTGTCGGTGCCTTTGTTGCTGACCGTCTTGCTGCCGATCTTGTGATCCGCCGCAAAAAACGCCTTGCCGTCGTAGCACTTTTGTGCAAAGCCATCCTTTAGCAGCCCAAAGATCAACTGATCCGGGTGCAGCGCGGCAGACTGTCCAAGCATCTGGATCGACGGATTGTAGACCCCGATCTTGTCGTCCTCCACCGCGTCGCGGGGCAGCGCGACGGTCAACTCAAACTTTTTGTTTTTGATGGTGTAGTCCGAGGCGGTCAGGTTTTGCAGCTCCCGGTCCCCGATCCACTCGCGCATCATGGGGATGTCGCCCAGCCAGGCATAGGTCTCCTCACTGGTGGTGCTCGGCACCACGGTGGCCACCCTGGTGTACAGCGGGGCGACGTCGGCAAACGCCTTATTAAATAAGGTGTTAAAGGCGACAAAAATGCCCCGCATGGTCTGTGCATTGATAATCATCTGTTATCCTCCTTTTTTGTGTCGGGCTATGCGCCCGCTGCCGGTGCGGTCAGCGCCGGGTTGATCTCCACCACGACGCCGCCCTCGTCCACGTCGATCACCAGTCCGGCGATCGACGCGCCGGTCGCCAGGGCGGTGACGGTCTGGTCGTCCTCGATGTAGCAGGGTTTTAAGATGTGCGCCGCGCCCACCTTGTTGGCCGACGTCGCTGTGTTATCCCAGACAAAGACGCCCCGGGACACCTTAATGCTGATCGCGCCGTCCGCGCCGCCCGCGTTGTCGGCGGTCTCCTCCGCCCGGCCCGCTGCGGTGATACCCGCCGCCTTTTTGCCGGGGATCGCGTAACCATTGGCGTCAACCGCCACAAGCGCCCCCTGGTAGATGGTGACGCCGCCTTTGACCGGGATCACCAGATACTTTGCGTTGTTTGCGACCTCGACGGTGTCCCGTACATTGTCAAGTGCTGCCATGATTTAGTCCTCCTTTCCAAATTTTTCGAGGTCCTCGGGGCTGACCCCGACCTGCTTGCAGATCGCCAGCGTCTCCTCGGACACCTTTTTCTTGTCTTCTTTACCGCCGCCCGGGGCGATCTCGCTCAGCGGGACCACCTGCGGGGCCTTATCGGCAAACGCCTTAAACCCGCTCGGGTCCTTGAGGGCGTACTCCTTGGCCCACTCCCTTTGAGCCGGGGTGATCTTGCCGTCCTTTAAGGCCAGCTCGACCATATCCTCGGCGTCCCGATCGGCCAGACGGCCCTTGAGCGCCCTGAGCTCGGCCTCGACATTGCCCGCGCCGCCATCCTTGAGCTCAACGATCCTGGCGCTCACTTCTGACGCCGGTGCCCCGGCTTTGAGGCCGAGCAGCTCGCAGACGTTTTTGTTTGCGACGACCTGATCCTGCGCCTCCTGCTTTGCTTTCAGGTCCTTGGCCTCGCCGACGATCTCACCGAGGCGCTGCATGAGCTGCTCCTCGCTCGCCTCCTCGCCCAGTCCGAGGGCTGCGGCGATCTTTTTTACTAACTCTTCCACTTGATTGCCTCCTTTTTTATTCTTCGGGATCGCCCCCCACGGGGGAAGCCGATCCGAATTGACGATTGCAAACATCCGGTCTATCGCCGGTTTGTTGGTCAGCGCCGCCGAGTGCAGCCCGACCGCCTTCTTATCCTTTGCCCGGACCAGTACCACCGGAGACAGATACCGGTACTCCCGGTGCTCCAGGTACTCGCGACCCTTGTCCGTCCACTCCACCCGGGCGGCGATCGCGTCCTCCTGCAGGACCAGCTCCTTGATCCAACCAGCTGCCGGGGCCTGGACGTCCTTTAGTGTCTGGTGCTCATAATCGATCGGCAGGTCCAGCCGCCTCGCCCGGTACTGCTCTTGCATGAGCTTGTAGCTCTCAGCGTCAACCTCAAAGCTGCCCTCGGTGGTCGTGACATGTCCAAGAGGCAAAATCTTGATGACCTCGGGCGCGCCCGAAACCTCGGCACGCCCCGCTGAACAGGCAAAAAGTTCTATCATCCACACTCTCCTTTCCTTTTCCACCTCTGAAATCGCCATAGACCGCGTGCGCACGCGTGCGCACGGGGGTAAATTGGCATGGGGCGGTAATTTTACCTTTTATCCTTGCGGCCCCTTCCAGGGCGTTTTAGCCGCCTATTTTACTTTTTTGCCCTTTTGCAGATTTTGATAGGCATTTTTAAGGGGCTCGGGGTAGTCCGTAAGGTCCGGAGACCATTGCCTTTTGGCCGGGTTGTAGGCAAAATGCACATCAGGGTGCATGACGATCAGCCGGCCGTCCGGCAACTGGACCCGCAGCGGGACCTCATGCTCCACCTCCAGCCCCCGCTCCCGCACCTGCCGCGCCGAGAGGGATGTGACCGTGCAGCGGCATTTAAAGCCGTTGGGCGGATACCAGGTGTCCCACACCGGGCTATCGGCCGGGAAGACCTTGCCGTCCATCTCCAGGTGGGCGGGCCGGGTGCTGTTGTCCCGTACCGCCTGATACTGCCAGTAAGGGCGCAGCTTCTGGACCCCGGGATCGGACATCTGGTCGTAGTGTCCCACCTGATAGGCCGTCTGGACGTTGGTCTCGAAGATGGTGCGGACCTGGAAGGGAGTGGTCCCTTGATACCCCTGATCCGTCAGGAAAGTATCCATCCGCTCCTTGAAGGTGGCCATCGTCTCTCCGTCTTCGATCGCCCGCAGCAGCTCCTCCCGGAATTTGTTTAGGACCTCGAGTTTGCTGTAGTTGGAAACCGTAAAGGCCAGGGACCGGTACTTCTCCGCCATCCGGTAAAACTCGCTGGGTTTTAGGGTGATCTTGCCCTTAAAGTACCGGACCGCCTCCTCAAACTTAAACGCCCCGCCATGGGTGATGACACTCTCGATCTCATTCATCCTGCTGCTCACGCCCCTCGAGGTAGGCCAGGGTCATGGCCCGTTGCAGCAGGTCGTCCAGCGCGCCGACGTCCATCTCCCGCAGCACCCGCTCGACCGTCTCCCCGTCCTCCAGCAGCTCCTTCAGCTCCTCCAAACTGCCCGCGCCATCAAGCAATTTGACAATCGGGTCCAGCACGCCCGCGAAGCTCTTTTCTCCCTCCACGGCTGCCGCGTCGGCAATCCGGTCCACCTGATCCTGTACTGCCTCCCCACCCTGATCCTTGAGCACCAGGGTCTCTTTAAAGGGCAGTGGGGCCGCCCTGGGCGGAGTGATGGTCTTCTCGTCCTCCCCCGGCTCGGGGATGGAAAACTTTTTGTACAGATAGTTTTCCGAGACCGGGAGGCCGATGTCACAAATCAAAGTCTTGCACACCTCGGCGGTCTCCTTGAGGTCATCCGCCTCCTCGAAATGGTACCGGATTTTGGGTATCCGGCGATCCTCGCCGAAGTTATATACCACCAGGGGCCGGATCAAGTCCCGGCGCAGCGTCGCCGCCAGCGCCCGGCAGTCCGCCGCCGTCAGGTCGTGCCGGACCTCGTTATGCGTCTTGCTTTGCGCGTAGCTCCCGCCGCCGCTGTCCGACGTCAGGGTCTGGCCCAGGATCGCCTTGCTGATCTGCTCGTCGCAATACCGGGCCAACCGCTCGTACAGATTGGTGCTGGACGCTTTTTCGGTGGTGATAAAGTCGATCATGGTTCCGTCCGGGATGATCCCCGCCGCGTCCGCCCCGATCTTGATCAGTGCCTCCATCAACGCCCGCTTGTCGTCCTCGCTGGCTCCTGGCGCATACTTACCCAGGCGCAGCGGCATACCGTAAGCCTCGCAAAAAGCGGTCCAATCTTTGACGTCATAATTTTTAAAAAGATACATCCAGGCGACCACCCGCAGCACGCCCGCCCGGGCCGGGTGGCCCGATCTGGCCTTGTACCGGTGGACGACAAACTTGTTTGGGGGCAGCAGCAGCCCCTCGGGGTGATCATCGGTAGTGATCCGCAGGTTGTCGTCGGTGTCCCACACAAGACGCTTTTGATGTCGCCACTTGACGTCCTTGATCACGACCCGCCCGCCGTCGTATCCCCATATGATCTCGGAAACCGCTATCCCCTTGCCGATCGCGTCCAGCAGGTCCAGGGTGATGTCCTCGAAGCTCTCCAGGCTCCCCAGCTCTTCGGCGACAAAGTCGGCGATCTCCTTATCCCTCGGGTCATCGGAAAAGGGAATGACCTCATAATCCAAACCAGTGACCGCATTTTTTCGGGTCTGGAGCTGCGAGAAAAGGTGCGGGTCCTTCTCCTCGATCTCCTCGAAAAGCTCCATCTGCCGCAACACGTCGCCCGCGTCGGCCTCCTTGAAAATCGCCGCCAGGCGCTTGGGCGTCAAGTCGTTGGACGGATAGGTGGAGTATTTGTCCTGTAGCGACGAGACCGCTACCTCGCCGGTGTCCGGGCGGGCTCTATGGATGATCTCCTGGGCCTTATCCTTCAGATTGCTCCATATATTCAAGGGTCTGTCTCCTCTCAATAACCGCCATGGCGGAAGTTTAGCGCCCGGCTGATCACCGACTTATAGTCCACCTTGGTGCCGATCTTGATGTCAAGGGCTAGTTTGACGGCCATCTCCAGGCCGTCCGGGCCGTCGTCGTTTTTACCCATGGGGTATTCCTGCATTTGCTTGATCAGCTCCTTGTGCCGTTTGGAAAACTTGATGTATCCGTTTTTGACGTAGGGCTGCAAGGATTGGATGCGCACGTCCTTGTTTTGCACGCTCTTGATCTCCTCAATAGGCAGATACTCTCCGGCCTGGGCGGCGCGCTGCGCCATAACGTCTTTAAAATACTGTTGGAATTGGACGGTCTCGACCCCAAACCGCATAAAGGGCCTTTTGTAATCCCGCCTTAGTCGGCGGTTGGTTTCGATCGCGTCCTCGATGATCTGGTCCGGCTTGCGCCGTTCCACAGAGGCGATCACCACGTACATGTACCCGCTGCGTGTATCCTTGGCCAGGCCGATGATCGACGACGTGTCGCTCTTTTTGCTCTTACCAAGGCTGGGATCGTTGGCGCCGATAAAGACAAAACGTGGGTCCGAAAAGTCGGGCGGGGTCTTGCCCTCGTCGTCATAGTAGTCAAACCATTCCTCGTTAAAGGCGCAGTTCTCGGGATCGATCGGATCGTTTTGGATCTCACTGTTAAAACTTGCTTCGCCCTCTGACACCCGGATGACCATCAAATCGTAGTAGGATAGCTTCTCCTCCCATAAGACCTTGGTGCCCTTTAGCATTTCGGCCTTGTTGGCCAGGTAAAAATCCTTGGCGTCCTCCTGGTGACGATCGTTGGACAGATCGGTATAGATGCGCTCCCACGCGTCCCAAAGGTCAACATTTTTGGCAAAGGATATGACGCCCTGATACTTGACCGCCTTATACTCCGGGTTGCTGGCGACGTTGGCCAGCAGCGCGTCATAGTGCAGCAGGGTGCCGATATATACAATGTCGGTGTAGGTGTCCCCTGCCTTGGAAACCGCCTTGTAGTACCAGTTGCGCAGCTTGCGGCGCTGCTCCGGGGTATTGACGTTTTCGTCGTTCTCCAGGTCGTCGCACAGGATCAGGTCTGGACGCCATTGCTTATGACGGCGGCCTCTGATCTTCTTCCCCGCGCCCAGCGCCTCGATCTTGGTGCCGTTGGACAGCAGGATGACCGACGACTTCCACACCTTTCCGACCAGGTCGCCAAAGTCCTCCCGGATCGCGGCGTTCTCCTCAATTTCGGTTTTGGTGTCGCCGAGAAATCCCTCGGCCTGCTCAGAGCTGTCGGACAGGATGATGATATAGTGCTTGTAGCCGTACAAGGCGGCGTGCAGGTCGTCCTTAAAGGTAAAGGTGGTGCTCTTGGCGTGGCCGCGTGGGGCCTCGATCGCTCGGCGGCAGCCGTCCATCCGGCTGATCTCCCGCGCCTCGTGCAGCGGGTCGCGGCCTTTCATGACCCCTTTCCGCCAGATCGCGTCCAGCTCGGCGTGAAACGCCGGGGACTGACGGACAAAGTAGTGGGGCAGGTAGGCCCGGCCAAAATACTCCAGGTCGATTGCACCCAGCGCCTTGCGCAGCCCCTTCGGACCGGTCAGCTCGGCCCCGGCCCGGTACTCCCGCAGCAGCTTCTCCCGCAGCTCCGGGAAGTTGTCGCCCTGAGTGACGTACCGTCCGAATAGCTCTTGCTGATATTCCCGGTTGGCTGCTGCTTCTCGGTCCTCCGGCTCTTCTAGCTGCTCCAGATACTCCCGCAGATCAATCGGCATTGCTCAGTGCCTCCTTTCCTACCCCTTAACCTGGACAGGTTTCTTTTGGCGGCTCCGGCATGGGCATCCAGTGGGTAACGTGCTTTGTACGTGTACCGTACACCTTCCACCAACCGTTTAAATCGCGGTATCCCTGTTCAACTCTGCCGTCTTCCCGGCAGACAATAACCGGGACAAACCGCTCCGGCAGTCTGTCCTCCACGTTGATCCAGCCCTTGTTTGACGTCACCTTATCCATCCTCCATCAGCTTCTCTTTGGCTCTTGTTAAGATGTCATGCAGCGGGCCGGACAGCTCCGGGTCCTGCTTGATCGCACTCATCAGCTCGACCTCCAGCTCCTCAAAGGCCAGCTCGGCCTTGTGCTTTAACTCTTGCCGTACCCGCTTGTCATAGGTCGCGTTGCGGGACAGCGAAGCGATCAGCCGCCCCGCCTTATCCAGCGGCATTTCGGCAAACTCCTCCTCGGCCGTGGAGACCTTTTGCATCAGGCCGTCCATCAGTACCATGCTGGCCGCCTTGGTATAGTCCAGATCGGGGTGCTGCTCCACCGCTGCGGCGATCGCCTGGGTGCGCTCCAGCGTCTCGGCCACCCGCTGCGCGGCCTGGTTGGACCGGATCGCATACCTGCCTACCGCGCTTTTGCTGACCTCGTGACCCTGGCCCTTGAGCCAGTCGGATATGTCCTCGTAGGTATTGGCCGTGTCCATCAGCCTGGCGTCAAGCTGCGCTTTGATCTCGGGCGGCAATTGATCGATTGAGGACCTGATCCGCGTACGCTTACGCTTTCCCATCAGATCGCAACCCCCGGATCGTCAATCGTCCCCTCAACCAGGTCCACGCCCTTGCGGGACAACTTGATCACGGCGTCGCGCCGGTATGCGTTGTACGCATTGGCCGTCCGATCCGTAAAGACGATGTACTCAGCATCCAGCAGATAGTCCAGGTGCTTGCTGATGTCCGGGGCAATGATCAAGCCGTCCGCCACCAAGGCGTTTGTGATCTGGCGCACCAACAGGGCGTTGTGGCTGCCCTTGGCTAGGGCGCGCACGATATAGCCCCGGATCGCTTTGTTTTGCAGGGCCTCGTGCTCGTCCCGCTCATCCATAATCGGCATGTTTCTAATCCTCCTTTCCCTTTGAGGAGCAGCCGCCCCCGTATATGATCTGGTCCAGCTTATCCTCCACCCGATTCATAATCCGGATGTAGTCCTCGCGGGTGACATAGATCAAAGGTAGATCGGCCTTCAAATCATTTAACTTTTCTTCGACCTTGATGATCCGCTCGGCGTTTTCCCGGTCCGCCTCCTTCAGGTCGCTCGTCACCGCCTTGATCTCGGCAATCGCGTTTTTGATCCCCCAGGCGGCGATCCCCACGATCGCCGTGACGACCGTCTGAAAGACAAACATTGCAATGGTGGCCCCGTCCATATGTGCCCCCTTACTGGCCCGTGGCCGCTTTGATCTCCAGCACCTTGCTCTCGATCAACCGGGTCAGGTAGTCGTCAAAGCTGCCGAGGTTGTCGGCAATCACCCGCTGGGCCTCCGGCGCGACTTTAGCCTTGATGTCCTCATAGGCTTTTAGCGACAGGGCGATCAGCTCGTCTTTGCTGACCTCTCCGTCCATTACCGCCTCCCGCAGCTCCTTGGCGGTGGTCTGCTCGATCGCCGCGACCGTCACGGTCGCCAAGGTCTCCACATCGTCCAGGGCGTCAAGCAGCAGCTGCCGCCGCTGCTGGTCCTTGATCTGCCGCGTCTGCTCGCGCACCTTGCCCGCCGCCCTGGTAATGTAATACATCCCATAAGCGCCCAGCAGGGTGATGATCCCCAGCGCCAGATTGATCAGCAGCTCGCTTGCCATCGTTTGGATCGTTTCCATGCTTCTCCTCCTCCCCTTTGGGGTAAATAAAAATGGGTTATGGGCTTAGCCCATAACCCTATATTAAAGCCATTTGACGCAAGTTGACATACGTAGTGATTGTGATGATTTTTGGCAGGATGCCAACAAAAAAAGACCCGGCACATCCCTCGATGTACCGGGTTCTTTTTATTCTTTCTCTTCTTTCGGACGCCTGCCGTTTTGCGCTCTTTGGTCCTCCGGGTAGGGTTCGTTTTTGTCGATCACCCAATTGCGGCCAATTTTTTGCGCGGTCTTAAATCTTCCCTGCACCGCCAAATGCGACACGGTAACGCGGTGCTTCCCGTGCATGGCTGCATACTCCACAATACTAATCAACTCTGACATAAGTCCTCCGTGATCGTTTTATTCTTGCCAATCCCCATAGTATCCAAAGCTGCCGTAGGTGATGGGGTCCATCGTTTCCTGATCGTCCTCAGCGTTATATTCAACGCCAAACCAGTTTCTTCTCGCTACTTCTTCTCCGTCCTCGTCGTGGATGGTGATGGGCTGCTGCGTATACGCTGCGCCTTGGTCCGCCAGGACCTTAGCCTGCTCTAAGGTCTCCGCGTTATTGTCGCCCGCGCCAGTGTGATAATTAATGTAATACATAGTCAACTTCCTTTCTGTCGTTGGTGTTTCTTTTCTTTCTGTTTTAATTATAATACATATGTATTATAATTGCAAGGGTTTTTTTAAAAAAAGTTAAAAAAATTTTGCCCTATCCATTTATTGACAGATAGGGCAAAATCTATTGATCAAAAAAACTGATCTGTCCCTTGATCTTCCCGGGCCCGCACAGCTGCCGGACCCAGCTCTCGGTGACATTGTACTGCTTGGCAAGCTCGGCGGTATTGTAGCCGCTAAACTCCTCCTTGATTCGCGCGTCCCGCACGGGCCGGATCAGGCTGTCGGTCTTGGGCATGTAAAAGGTAGTACCGCCAAACAGCTCGGCCAGCCTGACCAGATTCTCGACCCCGACCGCCTCGGCGATCTGCCGTGCGGGCCCTTCTGGTAGCATATCCACGGTCAGGTCTTTGATCCAGTCCTCCATACCGTGCGCCTCCTCATTTTGCCGTCATCCTCCCCAGCAGGCCCAGCAGCTCGCCGACCGTGACCTGCTCGTCCATCCGCCCGGCCCACTCGTCCCGGTCGATGACCCCGGCCTGGGCCAACTGATCCAGACCCGCCTCCTGCCAGTCGTCCGCGTCCGGCTCCTCGGGCTGCGGCGTCGGCTTGGGCCGCTCGTATCCGTTCAGGCCCGCCGCCTTGATGATCGCTGGGTAATCCTTATATATGTAGTTCAGATCGACGTTACCCTTGATCCCGGCCACCTGGCCGGTGTGGGAATACTGCCAAATACCATAATCGCCGCTGTAGGCCGGGGCACTGACCCCAACATGCGCGACCCATTTGTCATACTTGGCGATCTCGGCGTCGTAAAACTTACCCGACATCCAGCTCGCAAAGGTATACAGCACGCAGTAGTACCGCTCCCCCTCGAGCAGATCACAAAAGGCTTTGACGATGTCGGTCGCCTGGCGCTTGCTCAATGGCTCATGTGCCGCTATATCCTCAAAATCAAAGGCCACCGGCAACTGTAGCCGGTAGGGGGCCAAAAGCTCCAGCACAAACTTGGCCTCTCTCCGAGCCTCGGCCACGTTGGCGGCGTAGGAATAATGATAGACCCCGACATTTAAGCCCGCAGCATAGGCGTCGCTGATGTTGCTCTTAAAATTCGGGTCCTCACATGGGCCGCTGTTGTCCCAGCTCGAGCAGCGGATCATCACGTTGTCGATTCCCGCCGCCTTGACCGCCTTCCAGTCTATATCCCCCTGCCACCGGCTGACGTCGATGCACTTGGCAAATACTGATTTATTCATATTTTCCTCCTTATAAGTCCATGATCGGCGCAACAACTTCTTTATATAGGTCCATTAGATTGTATTGCGTGGTGCCTTCCGGCAGCGCCTTCTCATATTTTTTGAGCTCAGTGGCCAATTTCATAACCTTCAAAATCCCGATCTGCTCGGGCGTTATTGGCCTATCCTCATGACCGGCAATCATCCAGCTGATCCCCTCCCGGATATACCAGTACATCATAGCATCGTTCAGTTCGTCAAATTCCTTGACCACCTCTTGCGCAAACTTCTTGCGGTTCAGCCGGGGCTTATCAGGTGGGATGACCCCTTTCTCCTGCAATTCCTTTTTTAGCTTGGCCCGCATTTTCTTTTCTCTGGCTGTTTGCTTAGCCATGGTCTTTCTCCTCCTTCTTCTGCCTGGCGATCATGGCCTTTAGCGCCTCGATCACCTTGTTGCAGTCCTCACAACCCAGCCACTCGACACTGTCTACACCAAACCGCTTGCGGACAAACCCCTTTAGCCGCTCCGGCTGCTTATCCCACCCCAGAACCTTGGTCAGTGCGTAGATTTTGCAGCGCTGCTTGGCCGTAAACGGATTGCCGTTGTCGCTGTACCTGCGCCCCCTGCGCTGCCGCAGGACCGCGTCCTTGCGCCGCTGCAAGGTCTCGCACACCTGCACGATCTCGGCCTTGGTCAGCTCCCGCATATGCTGCTTACCGGTCTCCTGGTAGATAATGCTGTACAGATCATCCTCGGCCAGCGCCAGCTCGGGCGACTTGGCGATCGCCCATATGCGGCGGATCGTATTCTCCGGCCGCCTATACTCTGCCATCCGCTCACCTCCTCGGAAGATCAAGCTGCTCGACCTTATCCTGCGCGGCCCGCAGCCAAAACACATCCTTCTGCACCAGGGTAGCGCCCACCGCCGCGACCCTGGCCTCGCCGTACTTGCGCAGCGCCTCCTTGTCAATCGTCTCCTTGGTGATGATACAGTCCGACATCCTCCGGGCTTTCAGGCGGCGGATCAGCTCGGCCAGCTTTTCCCGACCCTTGGGCAGGGTGACCGAGGTGGACAGCCTGTAGCCGCACTCGCCAAAATTAAAATACTTGGTCTTGCTCTTGCCCAGCTCCTCCCGGTGTTGATCAAAATACTCCTTGACGTCCTTGGTCAAGGTGCTGATCCGGTCCTGGTGCGGCTTGCTCTGCTGCTTGGCGATCTCCTTGATCCCGTTAATCTGCTTGTTCATGTCGCCCTGGATGTCGCCGAGGATGATCTCCTCCTCGGCGATCTCCCGCAGCGCCTGGTCCACCTCATCCCAGGACCGCAGCACAGGGGCTTCAAGCACACGCCTGCGCGCCATCTATTCCACCTCCCCGCTGATCCACTGGCGGCGGCGCTCCTCCTCGTCGGCGTAATAACTGCCGCCGTCCTTGTAGTACCCGACGATCTTGCCATCCTCCACCAAAAAGGCGATCCCCAGCCGCTCGCGCATTAGGTCCAGCACCTTGATAGGGACCTCCTCCAGGCTCCGCGCCGGGCGGTCGATCTCGGCCTGCTCCAGCGCGGTGCGTATCCGCTCTTTGACCTGCTCCTTGGTCTCGACCCTGGCCTCCAGGCAATTTAATCCGATGGTAACCTCATCCATAATAGCGGTGATCTTCTTATTCATGATCGACACTCCTTTGTCAGTTATCTTGATTTCTGGCTTACAACATCAGCATACCGGACGCCTGGTTGATGATCTCCAGGGTGATCCGCGTCTCGTCTTTTTCGCGCAGGATTCTAAACACATTGTTCAGGGTCCGATCCAAAACTCTAAAGCAGCCCGTGCGCTTGTTGCAGCCTCGGCGGATCAGCTCGTCAACCGCCTTGGGCTCGATGTCCAGGTCCTCGACGTATGCCTCGACCTCCTTGGGCTTTAACCCCTTGAGGCTGGCATAAAAATCGACCCGGTTCGCAAAACGCTCGGTCAGGGTCTTGATCTGCGCCTCCAGCATGGGCTCCCCGGCGATCACCATCCCCACGTTTGATTGGTCGTAGATCGCCCGCAGAATCTCCAGCTTTTTTGTGGAGTTGCGCCCGATCAGCTTGTCGGCCTCGTCCACGATCAACAAATACCCCGGATTGTCTTTAAAAAACTGCCGGATACCCATCGACTGCTGCCAGACCGAAGAGTTGACCTGCTTCTGGCCGGTGCCCATATTGAGCGCCGACGCCAGGTCCCGAATCCCCATCGAATCGTCACACTCCAAGTAGACGACACGGGGCAGGCTGGCATAATGCTGCAATGCGTAGGACTTGCCATACCCCGAAGGTCCCACCACGACGCCGAGCCCCTGATTTTCTTGGCAGAGGGCACAGACCCCTAGCACACTGGAGCTGTCGCTGGATTGGAAAAATGCTTTCCGCTTCCCGGTCTTCTTCGGCTTCGGGGGCTTCGGCTGCTCCGGCTCCCCGCCTATGTATCTGCGCAGCGACCCCTCCAGGGTGCTTACATCCGCGTTATACTTACCATTTAAGTACCGGCTCAACGTTGTCCTCGAGCACCCGACCTCGTCCGCGATCTGCTGGATGGTCATCCCCTTTTGATCCATGTACTCCTTCACTTGCGTGGCCAGATCGGTCCGCGCCTGATACTCTTCCGCTCTCAGCACTTCCATGCTTTAGCCCCCTATCCGATTTCTTTCAGGCGGTCAAACGCCTTTTTGGCTGCGGCCTCAAAATACTCGTTGCTCGATTCCTTCTCCCGCTGCTCCTGCTTCTCCTCGCGATACTGGCGATCCGTCGGCAGTGACACCACCTTGTCCGACCGGTCCGCCTTAATGGTCAGGTCCAGCTTGCCCACCGCCTCGTGCGGGCCGCTGCCGCCCTGGCGCTCTTCAAACGGGGTGCGCAGCCGTTGCAGCTGCTCCCGCACCTCCTTGTACTGCCGCTTCTGATCTCGGTTGTGCCGCTCCAGCTCCTCCTGTGACACTCTCGACGCAATCAGCAGCAGCTCGGCGGATTCGGCCACGCATATCTTCTCGCCGCTGCGGGTGTAGACGTACAGCTTGGTGACGTTATCCACGTCCCACTTGATCGCCACCTTCTGCCCGACGTACTTGGACAGCTCATAATGGGTGTACAGCTTGCCCCAGCGCCTGATCCCCTGGTTACTGACCCGGGCGGTCTCGGCCTTCATCAACAACATGGCCGCAAACTCCCTCGGCGGCGGGGCCTTGATGTACCGGTTCTCGGCCTTGTCAAACAGCTCCAGGGGCTTGATGTGCGTCTCCCCGTCTTCTTTTAGTCCCTTGTGGGGCCGCTGATGGTAGACCTCTGTCAACCACTTGCTCCAAAGGCCGTAAAACTCCTGCATGGTCAACAGCTCGCCACGCTCCAGCATTCCGTCCACATCCTTGCGGCGCTTGCCCACTGTCCGCGACCCGGTCAGGGTGCCGGTGTACGACGCGACCCAGCGTGTAAACATCCGGCAGACGGTGCCAAAAAACCGCTCAATCTGTGCCTTGCCCCAGGGCTGGTAAGGTAGGGACCGGGACCACTCTTCAATCCCGATGGACCTGTAAAAGCCCTTGGTCTCGCTGTCGATCTCCATACCGCGCTGCTTGCGGCTCTGGCCCAGGTTGCTTTCGGCGGTGTAGTCCTTGCCGTTGTCGATGTGCAGGTGCTTGGGCACGCCGCCCGGGTGGGAGTACAACATCTTGACCATAGATTCCTTGATGGTCTGCGCGTTGGCGTGGACACAGATCACGTCGCCCAGGATACAGCGGGACCGGGTGTCCAGCCAGGCCACCAGCACCGGGCGTACCGCCCGAATTTTGCCGTTTGTCGGATTGGTGTATTGTACCCAACAATCAAACGTGTGCTCGTCGCCCTGCACAAACTCCATGACTGCCAGGGATTGCACATCCCGCTTGCCCTTGATCATCCGCTGGTTTTTCCATTCCCGCGCGCCGTTGGATGCAAGGTAATAGGCGCTCTCGCCGCCGCCCGTGTCCAACAGATACCGCACGTACCGCCGCACGGTGCTGATCGACGGGATACTCTCCCATTCCCGGGTCTTGGCCTGGCGCTGCAATTCTATGTACAGCATTTCCACGGTGCCCAGGTTGTTGGCAAAGCCCTCATCAAACCAGATATTTTCGATAAGGGCCCGCTGCTCCTCATCCAAAACCGGAAAGGTGTTCTGATCCTTCGGCTTCCGGCAAAGGGCCAGCGCCTCGAAATATTGGTAGCTCTCTCCCCGCTCGTCCTCCAGGCGCTGGGCCCACTGGCGGGCCTCCTGGACATTGGCGGTGTAGCGGTACAACGTGCGCTGGCTGATCCGCAGCTGGGCCGCAAACGCGCTGGCGTAGATCGTCCGCTCCCGGTCGGTGTACCGCACAAACTTGTCGATCTGCCGCACCAGGTCCACGGCTTGCAGGTATTCCGCCCTGTGCCGCTCGAGATACTGATTGAGATCGGCGTCCACGTACCAGGGGACCGCGCCCCGCGTTGGCTGGGTCGCCTCCTTCTGGCTGCGCCAGTATGCGCGGCGGGCCTGGGGGGATAGGGCGGACAGTGGCAGCAGTATCCGGTCTTTGCCCCCGTCCTGGCCGGGCTCTTTGATAACCGGATATTCTTCGGGGGTGCGCTTCATCCGCTGGACCATGGTGTTATACCTGATCCCTTCAAACTGCGCTGCTTCTTCTAATGGTATATATACTTCGGCCAACCTGATCCCCCCTATGCCGTTTTCTCGTTGTCCTCGATCCGCAGATCAAGGGCTTTGATGATCCTGGTGACGTACTGGGTCCCTGCCCGCTGCCCAAAAAGGATCAGGTCCAAATACTGTCTGCTGGTGCCGATCCTGCGGGCAAGCTCCTGCTGGGTCATCCGCCGGTCGATCAGGGCTTTTTTGACAGCCACGCCAAATGGCGTCAGCTCGCGTTTTGTATACATTTAGTCACTCCTCTTTATTGAAATAAATTATGTAGATTCTTCCAATCCATAATGCTATACTTAACGATGGAAAGGAGGTGATGACATGTTTGACGCGACTAAATTCCGAAAAGAATTACTGAACGATTTTTTCTCACAACATCCTGATATACAATCTAAAGACATTTTGTATAAGCCCATTGCTGATATTTCTTCTAAAATGATCGTAATGGCAATCGAGAAGTACCTTAAAGAGAATGATACTTAGAGTATTTTTCTATTTCATCTAACATCTTTATAATTTGAGGAAATCTTTTAACTAAAGGACATTTCCGACAAAGGGACATTCCATTAATGGGTGACCCTTTTTTTCTTTTATGCGCTTTGATTCGCATGACTATGCCTCCTTATCAATTTTGCAGAATCGATATGAATCAATACAGAACCAGCCCAATCGCTTGCGGACTATGAACTCTGCCACGGGGCGGTTTTCCGCATATGTGACGATCTCCAACATCATCACATTAGGACTAATTTTACTTACTCGTAAATCAAAATCCCCCGAAACCATAGAATTTGCCAGCAGCTCGATCCTCCGCTGATCTGCCTGATCGGGCGCATAGCAGTGCTCGTAAACAATTTCAAAAATGGATTTCCAAAGTGACAGTTTTTTCCACGCCGCCTCTTCTAGGGCTTTCTGTTCCTCGGTTTTGTTTACCAGGCTGTGCAGCTTCTCATACTCAGCCACGGCCTGATCCGCTTGCGCTCGCACAAGTGCAAGACGGGGCGGATCATCAAAATCTGTTGCAATGGACCTAAACTCACCCATTGGGGGCACCGGTTTCTTACGCGATCTTACGGGCGGTTTCTTGGGCACTTTCACATGCTCTCCAAAATCAGTTATTGTATCTCGCATGACTATGCCTCCTTATCAATTTCGTGCAGCCTGGTCTTCCACGTTTCCCGAAACACTTGATTCCAGGCCAGCATTTCATCGCCTTTAATAACCTGGGCAGTCCTTAACCCCAATAAAAAGCCTACTGCCTCACGAAACTTTGAGCTGAGGAGTTCGTGTATATGCGCTGCCTCTGATATTTGACGACGATAATCTTTTAAAATTCTTTCAGCTTTCCGGCGTAGATCAGCAGCCTTCTTCTCTTGATCCAATAAATACATTTCTCCCTTCGCCAAAGTAAGCAAATCCTCCAGGATGTCGAGCTCGTGCAGGGCTGCATAAAAATCATCCTCAAGCCCTTTTCGCGGACATTCCATAAAGTAGTCCGTCGATGATCGTCGCTGTCGTACTCTCGCCTGGGTTATAAGGCCGTTCAAATAGTCTAGGACTTCCTTTTCTCGTGCTCGCTTTCCTCTCGCGTGTACATTTGGCACCAGGTCTCCACGCCCTAAGTCGATCGCCTTTTCGATTGCTTCATCAATGGAATCCAAACCATCTAATTCCATGTTCTGTAAATCTCTCCAAAAGCGACCAGTGAATAAATCACGCCGGATAACTCCATATTGATGTGGGTTCATTTTCATTTCTGTTGCACTAAATGAAACAATGATATACCCCCCGGCCGACCATACCTTCTTGATGTTTATCACCTCTTTCGACAAAATTTTCTTTAGAATAGTAGACTTCGCGCGCGCTATATGATAGACTATTTCTTGATGTCAATAGTCATCATAGCTATATTATACGAGATTATAATCTCGTTGTCAAGACTTTTGCGATATTATATTCTCGTTAATATGCAACAATTTTCTTTAGGGGGTGCGCATTATGACACTATTTGAAAGAATAGAAAATAGTGCAAAAAAAGAAGGCATTACCATTGGAAAACTAGAGCGGTTATGCGGTTTTAGTAACGGTACGATTCGCAAATGGCGAACGCAAAAACCAACCCTAGAAAAAGTTATGATAGTTGCTGATCAGCTGAATGTAGGCATACAATACTTAGCAACTGGAAAAGAGAATATAATCTCTACCCCCTCTCTTTCTGATGGAGATCAAGAAGTACTCAAACTTATCGAGAATCTTTCTGAAAAGGATAAATATAAAATAGCTGGCGCTCTCCAGGTCATGATCAGGCAAATGCCGTCGGCAGGCATTGCGCCACTATTTGTCCGCGACATGCGGACACAGGAGGCTTTCAGCGATGTTACGACGAAGAAAGAATAGCAGGCTGCAAGGCTAAATACATACTCTGCATACAAGACTACAATAGTGGCAATGACACGATATTGTACTTCTTTTCCTCTGACATCTAGGGGCCTTGTAGCGTAGACATGGGCGCGCAGAAATCAGCCAAGATAGGGCTGTTTTATTTAGGGTATTTTCGATTGCTTTTGACATCAAAAAACAGCTGCACTTTGTCACTTTGCTATGATAAACTATACAAATATAGTATAAGCCTCAAACCCGCATAATCATGCCAATGTGACATTAATTGTTTCCAAAGTGTGAACAACCCTTGTTTTTTCCAGTATTTCGACCTATTTTCACCCCGAAAATAGCGGTTTTGCACGGGGTCGTGCGCACGCGTGCAAAGTCTTAATCATGCGGTTTGTAGCCTCTTAAAATTTCGTTTTGCACGCCTTGCACGGGGTCGTGCGCACGCGTGCAGGATTTCCAGACCTAAAACTTTCCATTTCTGGATATTTTTATTATATTAAATCTACATCAAACCCGCATGAATACTATGTTTCATTAAATTTTTATATGGAAAAACGGCGTCGGAAAAACGCCGTTTTTTGCAGTCAGCATATTTGTCAATTCAAAATTTTCCCATCCCGTTCAAACCCGCATAAATACTAGCTTTTCCCGACTTCTCCCATCGTTTCCCGGCCTATCCCGTTTTGACAAATATCCTGCCTCCTTACAATTTTTATCAATCCAACCCGGCAATTGGGCTTGCGCTTAGACAGGCAGTGTGTTCCCATCCTCCTCACAGCCGTGCCGAACCATCCGTACGGGGGGCCATGTAAAGAAAAAAACTTTGCAACAAGCGCTTAAAATGGTATAGTAGTCTGTACCGGAATTTTAGACAAAGGATGGACCCAACGTGGCAAAATCAAAATCGCGCTTTCCGATTAAACTTTTTTTGATTCTTGGGCTGCTGGCCGTGCTCCTGGCAGGCACATGGGCCTTCCTCAACCAGGAACAGCTTGCCGGGAATCTGTTTTTGTGGCTCTCGCCGCAGAAGAGCGAGAGTACCGGGGAGGACGTTCTCCTAAGGGAGACCCCGCCGGCGGGCGAGGATTACCTGCGCGCCACCGTCTTCATCGGGGACAGCCGTACCGAGGGCCTGGTGCGCTACGGGCTGCTCGAGCAGTCCCAGGTCTTCGCGGAGGATGGGATGAACCATAAAAACGCCCGCGTAAAGCCGGTTGTGGAGTACGAAGGCGGGCTGCTGACCATCGCGCAGGCGGTGGAGCGGGCACAGCCCGAGCGGATGATCGTGGACTTTGGGATCAACGGCTTCTCCTTCATGAGCGAAGAGGAATTCATGGAGGAATACGAGGGGCTGATTGACGAGCTGCACGCCGCCTCACCCGACAGCGCGATCATCATCCAGTCCATCTTCCCGGTCTCATCGCTCAAGGAGCAGCTCGACCCGAGCTTTGCAAACAAGAAGCTCGAACGGCTCAATTCCCTGCTCTATCAGCTCGCCGAGGAGAAGGGCTGCTACTTCCTGGATACCGCCGAGGCGCTCACCGGCAGCGACGGAGGGCTATTGGACGAATATAACGCCGGGGACGGGATCCACCTCAACGCCGACGCCTATGAGGTTATTTTAGACTATACCCTCACCCATGCGCTGGACAAGCAGGAAGAATAAAAGCAGGGCTTCCCGCGGCATATGCCGCGGGAAGCCCTGCTTTTAAGATGCAGCATTATTTTTTCTTTGCCCAAAACAGGCCGCAGAGGGCGCAGACGCAAACCCCGAGGAGCAGCGCGAGCCGCGCCCAGTCGAGCAGCAGCCATCCCTCCCCGCCGCAGACCTGTGCAGGCGTGAGGCCGAATTCGTCCACGAAGACGCCCATGTTATAGAAAAGCCCCAGCGAAATGAGCAGCGCCATGCCGCCCATCAGCAGGATAAGCGCCCAGACGGGCTTTTGTCCCCGCACGCTCAGCGCTCCCCGATGGGGGTATAGTCCCGGCGCTCGCTCACGCTCTTATAGGCAGGGCGGATGATCTTGCCGGCGTTGATCAGCTCCTCGATCCGGTGGGCGCTCCAGCCTGCGATCCGCGAAATCGCAAAGATCGGGGTGTACAGCTCGATGGGAAGGTCGAGCATGCTGTAAACAAAGCCGCTGTAAAAGTCCACGTTGGCGCTGACGCCCTTGTAGATCTTGCGCTCGGCCGAGATGACCTGCGGGGCGAGGCGTTCGATGAGGGAATAGAGCTTAAATTCCTCGCCCCTCCCCTTCTCCTCGGACAGGCTGCTCACAAAGGCCTTGAAAATATTGGCGCGCGGGTCGGACAGCGAATAGACCGCGTGGCCCATGCCGTAGATCAGCCCCGCATGGTCGAACGCCTCCTTGTGCAGCAGCTTCTTGAGGTAGCAGGCGACCTCGTCCTCATCCTCCCAATCCCTGACGTTCTGCTTGAGGTCGTCGATCATGCGCACCACCTTGATGTTGGCGCCGCCGTGCTTTGGGCCCTTGAGCGAGCCGAGCGAGGCCGCCACCGCCGAATAGGTGTCGGTCCCCGAGGAGGTGACCACATGGGTGGTGAAGGTGGAGTTGTTGCCGCCGCCGTGCTCGGCGTGCAGCACCAGCGCCACGTCCAGCACCCGCGCCTCGAGTGCGGTATAGCCGCTGTCCGGGCGCAGGATGCGCAGGATGTTTTCCGCCGTCGAGAGCTCGGGCAAGGGGGAATGGATATAGAGGCTCTGCCCCTCGTGGTAGTGGTTGTAGGCCTGGTAGCCGTAGACCGACAGCAGCGGGAAGAGCGCGATCAGCTGCAGGCACTGGCGCAGGACGTTGGGCACCGAAACGTCGTCGGCGCGCTCGTCGTAGGAATAGAGGGTGAGCACGCTGCGCGCGAGGGTGTTCATCATGTCCTTGCTCGGCGCCTTCATGATGATGTCCCGCACAAAGCTGGTGGGCAGGGTCCTATACTGCGCGAGCAGCGCGGTAAACTTGTCGAGCGTTTTGCGGTCGGGCAGCTCGCCGAACAGCAGCAGATATGCGGTCTCCTCAAACCCGAAGCGGTTCTCGCGGATGAAGCCGCCCACGATCTTTTCCACGTCCACGCCGCGGTAATAGAGCTTTCCTTCGCAGGGGACGCTCTCGCCGTCCACCAGCTTGGTGGAGCAGACCTCGGAAATTTCGGTCAATCCGGTTAGCACGCCCTTGCCGTTCAGGTCGCGCAGCCCGCGCTTGACGTCGAATTTGCCGTAGAGCTCCGGGGCGATCGACCCGTTTTTCACGCAGAGCTCACTGAGGTTTAAGATATCGGGCGTGATTTCGCTGAATTTGTTTGCCATCATGCTCTCCTCCTTCTTTTCAAACGTTCTTTTCATTTATGTATTTCTATTTATTATATCATATCCCGGAGGTGTATTTGTGTATTTTCCGTTACAAAATAAGGGAGGAAAGGGGCGAAACCATGCCGAAACTGACCTTCTTCTACGGCGTTATGAACAGCTCGAAGAGCGCACGCGCGCTGATCCAGAAGTTTTCCTTCGAGGAGAAGGGGTTTTCGGTCGGGCTTTTAAAGCCCGCCGTCGACACCCGCGACGGCGGGGAATGGGTGCGCTCGCGGATCGGGCTCTGCTCGCCGGCCCACCCGGTCGCGCCGGACGAGGACCTTAACCGCTGGTATCTTCACCATCCCTTCGACGTACTGGTGGTGGACGAAGCCCAGTTTTTAAGCGGGCGGCAGGTCGAGGCGCTCTATGAGGTCGCCTGCGCGAGCGCGCCGGTCTTCTGCTACGGGCTCGCCAGCGACTTTCGCACCCGGCTCTTCCCCGGCAGCCGGCGGCTCTTCGAGCTGGCCGACGAGCTGGTCCGGATCGAGGCCCTCTGCGCCTGCGGGCGGGTGGCGCAGGTGAACGCAAGGATCGAAAACGGCAAAATCCTGCGCGAAGGCAGTCGGGTGGAAATCGGCGGGAACGAACGCTACCAGAGCATGTGCTACCGCTGTTACCGGCGGGGGCTTTCGGGGCAGACACACGGCGGCTGA